GTGATTTGATTCATCGCTAAATTGGCATCTAATTGTCCACCAGTATTAGTGTCAAAGGCAGTAACAACTTCTACTTGTGTAGATATGACATTTAAATATGTGTCCTTTATATTATCGCCTATAATATTTGCGATAGAAGTTATTAAAATATATGGATTAGAAGCACTAGAAGGTACTACATTATAGATAGGGACATTAGCACTATTTAAAGTTATGTTTCCGTTAAGAGCATCATATACTTCTTTTCTTATAAAGTGACTTGCATCTTTCATGTTCTTGTTTCTTTATTTATTTGTTTTCTTAGTCTTTTAATAAATGCAAAAGTAGCTTCCATTATTGATGGTCTGAAAAAAGGTTTCATGCCTGTAAACTTACCTCTACCTGCCTTACCATATTCTACAAATGGAGCGTAATTTATTTTATATCCAACTTCATAATTAAAAGGTTTCTTTTCTACATATACAGATTGTTTTAAGTTACCAGTAATAACTGGAACTTTTAAAGAAGAACGTAACATAATATCAGTTGCATAAATAGATAATTCTTTATCAAAGCCTCCACCTATCTTAACAAATTTAGATAGCTTTCTCATTTTTTTATTGAATCGCATCCTATCTTTTTGTCTTATTTCTATGCCTGATTTTTTTGCCATCTTATTGTTGTTTATCTGCTAATATTTTATAGGTATATAAATCTTGTTCAAACATAGAATTGATTCTATATTGATTAGTATCGTTAGTTAAAAATAACACATCACCTCTTTGAATGTTTGTTGTTGCAGTATTCTTTCTTAAAATTAATTCTATTCCAGTCTGCAATATTCTTTTTCCATCTCGGAAAATCATATTGCCATCTAAGTATGTTCTGTCTGCCCAAAAAGTTCCTACTGTAGATTGAGATGATGTGAAGCCACCATACCCATCAGCTGAGTTAGTATTTCTTTTTACCGTTACTCTGTACCTTAAATCTCCTGCTTTTATCATAACTCATTATAAAATATATATGGTGAAAGAATATTTTCAATACTGCTAGGTAATTTATTTACTGATTCTGCTTTAACATAATCTGCTCTATTATCATAGTAAGTAGTAGCAAGTTGTTTAATCGCTAACTTTAAATCATCAAAAGTCATGCCTGAAGTTGTGTAAACTATTTTAATGTTTTTAGTATGTGCAGAAGTTACTTCAATATATTTATCTTCAAAGCCATAATCATCATAATCTATAGCAGACAAAGTACCACTAGAGTCTTGTGTTTGAACGCTAGTGATTGCATTTATAGGTGCATAAGGAAGTACAAGTTTAACTCTACGTTTATATAAATTACCATATTCTCCTGAAGGGTCAACATTACTAACAAATAACGTTCTTGTTTTAGCAACAATATCTCTGTTAATTATTGCTTCACATTTCTCTCTAGCCGCCTTAATCATCTCTGCAATAATAGTATCATCATCAGACGTTTCTATTCTAGCATAAGATTTTAATTCAGAGGTAGAAACAATTTCACTTCCAGTAGTAGAATCTATTTGTACACTAATCATTATTTGCTTTGTTTTTTAACTTTTAATTCTTTTGTTTCTTTAGTTGCTTTTTCTTCTTTCTTTACGATAGCATCACCCCATCCTTTAGCAACCCATTTAGAAACATTTACTTCAGGTATGTCTATAGTATCACCTTTCTTATAGTCTACACCTTCTCTTGTTATATCTATTTTACATTTAATTTTCATAATATTAATTTTTGATTTAAACAAAGATAAAAAAAAAGAGCAACTAATTTAGTTGCCCTTTCTTATTCAATTAGTATTACTAATTATGCAGTCTCTAAAGCAGTTTTAGCCGCAGAGAATGTACCAACACTATAAGCGTTTGGTAAATAGACAGAATGTGCAATTCTAGCTATTCCTCTAACTGAAACTAAATACTTAGAGAAGTTATCTGAGTCCTCGTAACCGAAGTCTACTCTAACACCCTCTCTTTGCCATACTTGAGAACCTTGTGAGAAATCTCCAACAATGAAACTTCCAGCAGAAATCTTGTTGTTCATGTAAACTGGAACACCATTTATTCTGAAGAAACCGTCAGCAGATACAAGTGAATTACCTCTAAGGTATTCATTAGTAGTATCTTTTAATAACGCTATCTTATGGAAATCAGTTGGGTTTAACACAATACCATTAGCAGAGAAATTCGCTAACGCTAATTGATTCATAGCAACATATAGAACGTCAAGTTCTTGTGCTGACTCAATAGCATTTGCAAAACCTCCAGCGGCCCAGTCAGTTCCACCATTTAATAATCCTAATAAATTAGGAGTAGAACCTGAACCACCAATAAGTTGGTCGTCAATAGTTGCATTTAACTTGTTAGGAATTCTCTGAGACAAGTAGCTAGAAAGTGCAGGAGTATCATCAAGCATCTCTTGAGAGATAGTCATGACTGCTGCCATTTTCTGTACTACTGCATCTTCAGCAGTAAGGTCAAAACTAGAATCAGATGGCGCACTACCTTCAGCAGTTGCTCCACCATTATCAGTATAAGAAGATTCTTTTACAAATCTTATTACGTTTGAATCAGTTGAACCTACAGGAATAATTCCCATCATATTAGTTACATTAGCAGGGTCTCTTTTGATACCATCTACTCTAGTAACTCCAGTTGCATCTCTTGAAGAGTTTGCACCTGAAAAATCTGAAGAAATTAAAACATCAGCTTTCAATTCCATTGAAGCGTTTGCTCTAGTCCCTTCTTTCATAGCTTTGAATGATTCACTTTTATTAAGTGTATCACCAATCACTTCTGATTTAGTTCTATAAACATTATCAAAGTTGTTTTTCTTATTTTCAACTTCCATTCTGTCTAATCTCTCAACTATTTCAGAGTGTTTATTGACTAGGTTATTAACCTCGCCTTTTATAACAGTATCAACTTCGTTGTTAACGTTATCCTTGATGGCTTTAGCAGATTTCTCTAGCTTCTCATCAATAACATTACAAACGTCGTCTAACTGTTTTTTTATATTTTTATCCATTATTTTGAATTTAAATTGTTAAACATATAAGTAATTATTGAATCTGAAGTTATAGCATCCTTCTTAGTCTCTAAGTGTGTATTATCACGAGTTAGTTCCTCATCTGATTGGTGTGTATTATCACGAGCAATCAAAGACTTTAAAACTTCTAATTCATATTCAATAAGATAACCTAAGTCATCAGAAACACTACCTTTTCTAATCACTTTAATTAAATTATCAAATCTCTTTTTGAGGTAATCTATTTTATTAGATTCTCCTTTAACCTCTAATATTTTTGCTTCATCATTCGCCGCAATAGTAACTGCTGAAATCTCATATAGCTTTACTTCCTTAATCATTCTAACACCATTCTCGTCATAGTCTTTTTTTACTGGCATAATACCAACTGAATTTTCATCTATAACTCCGTATTTCATAAGTTCTAAAACCTCATTTCCGAAAGTGGTTTTAGGAACTTCTGCAACAAATACCAATCCTTTTTCATCTTCATATAATTCTTTCATCTTACCTATAGGCTTAGTGATGTCGTGCTGATATAAATACTTCACACGAGAACCATTATTTTTAATAGTTCTTTTATATGCACCCTTTTCTATAATGTCGTTATCTGAATCTTTGTTACCAAATACTGAACCGTAGCCTTTAACGATTCCTAAATTCTCATCAATATCACTTATCTGTCCTTGTTTATATATTACTTTGCTCATAATTTAAATTTTATTTTCAAAATTAGTTAAATTTTTAAATAAATGTTTTTAATCTCTTTTAACGAAAGGTATTGAAACACATTTACAGTTCACTACTTCTTTAGCTAAAGCACCTAATGAAGTATCGGAAGGAAACATTAATAACGAAGAACCTACCATATAAGGTTTATCACTAGCTATAGGAGTTTTCTGATATTTAGCACTAGCCGTAGCATGAGTATCTCGTATATTAGCACCGCCTGCTATCCATTGTTTACTTAAATTATCTTTACCAAATATATCTTCTGCTGATAATGAAATGCCATTATTTGCAGAGGCAGTAGTTTCAGTTTGTACTACTCGTCTAGCCATCCAACGTGATTTGAATTTTAATCTTTTCATTATCTCTTTAACTCTAGGCTCTAAACCCATAGACATAAATTCTTCATTTGCAGTTAATTCTTTTATGACTTTTTTTAATGTATCTCTAGCGACACCACTAATAGAAGTAACTTCTTTTGCAGTAGCTAAATAATTTGAGCGTTGTGTGGCATATCTATCCATACCATTTAACACAGTAGATTCTAGGTTTTGCATTTCTCTTCGTGTAAGTTTTTGACCTCTTTCTATTTTATCTAACAATCTTTGTATCTCAAATTCACTAAGTTTTTCTACAAATAATTTAAAGTGTTTTCTGTACCACATAAAAAAACGTAATCCAGTTTGTCTGTACATCTGCTTATACATCTCTACCATTTCATCTTCTTTAAATAAAGTATTAAAGTTTTGATTCGTAGCAGTATCTTCTATCTTATAATACTCCATAGCACGAGTATAATTTTTAATGTAATACTGATACACAATAGGATAGTTTTTCTTTTGTGCTATTTTAATTTGTTTGACAAATTCCTTAGATATGTTTCTTTGTGCTTGTTTAGTTTCTAATGTTTTTTGAGATAATAAGTTATTGCAGACGGCATATCTCTGAGTTCTTTGTGGGTATTCTGATGTCATTACATCATCTATCATACACCTACTAATAAATTGATTGTTAGATTCTTCTGCTCTCGGTTTTGGTAATGGCATTATTCTTCACTTTTATCAATTATACGTTTACACCATTTCCACATTGCATCGTCTTCTACTTTAGACGTTTTAATATTACCACCCCAAAGAGCAAAAGATATATCACCACAAATTGGTTTTCCTTTTTCATCTATATAGTCACCAGTAACATACTCGTGCGCACGTGATAGATATGCAAATGTTTTTTTAACTATTGATAATGACATTCTTTTACCTGCAATTAAATCTGTAGCACGACCTTTGCCCACTAAAGTGGCACAAGGATTATTGAATTCCTCATTTATAGATTTACTTCTTTCAGCATTTTTTCTAGCTGATTTAGGGTAATCATCATAATAATTTTGTTTATTTATTTTTAAAGCCTCATCTAGTTCTGTCATATTAGCACAAGGCATATAAATAGTACCTTCATCTGTATCATGTGAATGTGCAATATCACAACCAATTTCTTTTGCTCTGTCTAACGCTTCTTCTTCAGTAGCATATACCTCATCACTAATTGCTTTTATATTTTTAGATTTTACTTCTTCTTCTTCAATTACTTCTTCAATAACTTCTTCTTCAATCACATCTTCTTCTTCTATTACTGGAAACTCTACGTTATCAGAGACTCCCATATCTAAATCAGAAATAGGAATAAGGTTTGACGGCACTAAATAATCTTCCATTACTGGATTTTCTTCATCTACACCATACCCTTGTGCTTGTCTTTTTTCATTTGCACTTAACCAATATGACTTTGAAAGAGTATCTACTAACTTCTCTTGTTCAGGCATTAACTCAGGAACGGCACTATAATCAAAATCAAAATATAAATCTTCACCAAACATAGGTACTAACCACCTATTAAACTCATCTCTTATTTTATTTAATTCAGGAATTACTGCGTTTGTAAATAAAACCTTTCTAGCAGTTCTATAATTATCATAAGTTGTTGATTCTGTGTTGTTTAATAACTGAACTGGTATTCCATATATGTTACATAAATCTTTAACAGTAGCATTATAAGATTCTAATAATTGTAAATCAGAAGTTGAAAGACCAAAGTTTACCCAACTAAATTTCTTTCCTGTAATCATTACATCATTAGCTGATTTAGTTCCTTGATAATTTCTTCTGAAAGCGTCTTTCATTTGTTGTGCTTGAGTCGGTGTTAATTGGTCATCATCAGGAGTTAACATACCTCTAGCAGATTGATTATGTAAGAATTTTAAATTAGTTTCTACCGCTTCATTGCTTGTTGTTAATACTCTCATGCCTGCTTGTATTGGAGACTGACCATATAAGTGAGAGCCATTACTAGAATAATCAGGATTAAAATCTGAAATATGTAATACTTCTTCAGCAGTTAAATCATATTTATTATCATTATACATCATAGTATATTTTGATACTGGTTTAAATATTCCGTCTGATTTTATTTCTATTAAGTGTGCAGGTAGATTATATAACTGATAATATATGTCTCTGTTCTCACCATTTTCAGGAGAGATTCCATATACATATCTATTGCCAGTAAGCTTACCAAAGCCAATAAGTTCCTCTAGAAATACTGCCCAAGATTGTGCAGGGTTTGGTCTTTCTAATAACTTACCAAGTGCGGTATGTTC